TTAAATATCTCCATATTATAATGTTTACAAAAGGAGGTGGTATTAAAAGGGACAATATATTTAATTATATTAAAAGTATTGGATTTGAGATAGAGACGACAGATCTTATAAAATTTACAATCACACAAGAAGACGATAAAGAAATAATGGTCAATTCCGCCTTGGCTAATGTTGACCTTGATTACGGTCTTATGCCAGAGGATGAATATTCGTATGTTATCGATACAAAGGATTTGCAGTTTAAAATTACAAATGATTCCGCAGAAGATACCTATTTTAATGAAGAAATGAAAAAAATATCCGACAAAGTAGACTGTGAAGAAACCGTCTTTAAATTGTCTATACCTAGAAATAGATATTTAACGCAAGATGAATATGATATTAAATTTCTAGAGGATGATTCGCTCGTCAATTGTTCATCCTTTGCAGACGTGGAATGGGTTATTACTCATTATAAACCAGCTAAAACACCGAATGTGATTTTAGAAACATTCAAAACAAGTATGCAACTGTTGAGCGATCATTTACACACATTAGTAACAATTCCAAATAGTCATTTGTTATATTTAGACAATGATTTTGTAAAATATGAAAATACGAGTATAAACCAAACATATGTTTTACCCAATACATCACTTGTATACTTTAATAGTATTTATACAAATACTGATCGTGGAGAAATACGTAGTCAGAATTATGATATAACTCAAAATTTAGAGGTAGTTGCTCAAATGACATTTAGTTGCGACATTTTGCATATTTATCGCATCATGAAAAAATTACTCTCGGTTGATTTTACACATCCAGAATTAGCCAAATTAAATCGCTACTTGGAAAAATATCCAGAAAATAAAAATATAATAACCATTACCGAATTAATCGGTGCTATAGAGAATGGCGAGAATGACGATTTACATATACTTATGGCTACGCTCAATATAGTAAAAACAATGTTTGATAATTATAACAGTACTTCAAAATATCCATTTCCATCAAATGAGACTACAAAAAAAATACAAATGTGTTTTTTTCTCATATTTTACAAAATATATATTTACTTGAATTTTTATTTGAGCGACCCCAAAGAATTGTTTAAAAAACTTAGTTCATTCATGGTGAGACATACCAATTATGTTTTATATTTGGAAATAAAAAAATTACTGCATCAAATATTCGTAGGCAAGAGCGAGCGAGAAATATTAAAAATTATCGAGAAATTAGTAGTACCTATTGATAAGAATAAAAACTTTCGCGTTTTGTTCATATACGAATTTATGGACGAAAAGGTAAGAGAAAAATACATGGCGACTGATTATCGGAGTGCAAAACAGCGCAATATAGGGGATCCTTTATATTCGTTCACCGAATACTTTTTACATTTTGAAAAGGATGTTGATGAAGAGGAAAGGGATTGGTTAGTAGTAAACAATGTAGATGTAAAATCCACAAAATATCCTTTGGAATCCGAGACGGTAATTATCGAGTTTCGAGATTTTCCAATGTTTTGTTACACGCAACTTTTAATAGAAGGAAGTGAAAAAATGGGCGAAGAGTTGTTACGTCTAAATATAGGTGTATTTAGTATGAAAATCATTAATGAATTTATCAAAGGAAAAAAATCTCACACACCATCCCATAAAACAAGACATGCCTCTTATCCGCGTACAAAATCAACAAAGACCACAAGACATGCCTCTTATCCGCGTACAAAATCAAGAAAGACCCTAAAAAGGCATACAATTTAATACGAGTCTGATTCTTCCAAATCGTCTGGAATAATATCGATTTTTCCAACAGATAGTTCTTCTACTTGTTCGAACTCGTCGCCTTCTAACTCATCAGTAAATTCGTCAATTTTGGGTTCATTTTTGGCTTCCATTCGCGTCTTATCATTTAAAATATATTTTTTCATATCAGACTCTTTTACAAGAGTAGTATCTATTAATTCTATATATTCAAGAGGTAACTGTTGAATGAGTCTAAACTCATTTGTACCTTTTTCAACGCTATTATGTTTATATGTCATTTTCATAATATCGTTACCTAGTGTAGTAATATCTTTGCAAAGCACCATTGCATTTTCAAGAACTGTAGCAGATCTACTTGTTTTATAATCATTTATCAATACTTTGTATTTTATAACAAGTTCTTCTCGTTCCATTTTAAGTTTATCAATCTCTTCCATGTTTGGTTTTAATTCAACTAATAACTGAAATATTTTTTGAGATCTAGTAATAGTTTTATTCAACTCATCCTTTAACTCTTTGAATATTTGAACCGTTTCTTCTTCAGTTGAATATCCAAAAATATAATCATTTTTAATTTCAATAATTTTATTTTTAAGAAAATCTATTTTTTTATTTTCTTCGCGAATTTCTTTTGTGATTAATGAAATAGAAGGCATTTTTAATTGAATGTTTAAATTGCAAGGATTTTTCGTATCTCCACAAACAGCCTTTAAATTACGTTCATTGTTTGTAAACAATGTCCCAACATATCTACCACAATTTACACACTTTGATATAGCCCCTATTTCTCTTTCATCCTTGTATTGTTTTTTTAATGAATAATATTGTTCAACAATTCTCCAAAAATCTTTTAAAGTATCCATACCTATAATCTTTATTTTTTTATGCCGTTAATACCTTAAATTAAATCATTGGGTAATTTATGGATATAAAAGTGATAAAAACAGAAACAGTCATGGAGACGCCAGAAGTTGAAGTTTTTGATTCTACTGAAGACAAACATATAAATGAAATAACATTGCAAATCATGATGAATCGAGAAATGTATGAAAGTTACATTTTGTCACAACACGAAAAATGTGTTGTAGATTTAAAAGGAGAACAAAAATTTTATCGAAGTCGTATTTTTCAATTAGCCAAAGTATTATTGTTGAATGAAAAAGAACGTGAAAAATATTACAAACTAAATCCTTCTTTTCAGATTTCTCGTATATCTTTGGATGTAATTGCGTCTTTTGATCAATTTATACAAACGGCTATTCAAAATTTTAAATTAATAGACACGAACGACATTTTACAAGAAGGATGTCCTACAGAAGAACCACCTACAAATGTTTCTGAAGTTGATGAATATATACATCCATTGACACAACCAAAGCAAAAAACACTTGATGATTTTGTGATTAAAACAAGCGAAGAAGTTGAAATAGTCTATCCAGAACAAAAAAATATTAATATAAATGATTTAAAATATAAAAAAAAGGGCCTACGTAAAAAGTTGGTATTAAATTAAATGTTTACTTAATTTATGGTTAAATCAAGAAGGTTCCGTGGCGGAGCAATTTGCAGTCCAACGCGTAAAATGAAAAACGGGACTTGTTATAAAGAGTCCGAGTTAATGCATATACGCAATGTTTGGAATAATTATTCATCTGATAAAATCAATGCAACGAGTACACGCGAAATCTGGAAACAATTGCATGAAAAAATGAAAAATATATGCAAGGATGAAAATTGCTGGTCCGAACAACCCTTTTTACACAATACTGATCTAAAATCATCTTTTGCACCCAAACACCCAAAATCATGGAATACAAATCCCAATGAATGGCTTTCAAGCGTAGACATATTAAGTGTCATGAAACAGTATGAAAAAGGATACAAGTGTTTTAAATTTTTGGGTCCATTTCCCATTGACTTTGATGGTAAAAATGGCAAATGTATAGAAAGGGAAATGTGTGATTTTCAATTAAAAAAATATATCGACAAGGGATACAAAAAAATTGGATTCGTTTTTAATACAGACCCACATTATAAAAGCGGAGAACATTGGATTTCTTTGTTTATAAATTTGAAAATAGGAGAGATCTTCTTTTTTGATAGTGCCGGAGATAAAGTTCCCAAAGAAATAAAGGATTTTGTGGACCGAATTATTAATCAAGGAAAACAATTATCATTAAATATTCGGTTTGATCAAAATGAAAAAACGCATCAACATACAAGCACCGAATGTGGTATGTATGCACTTTATTTTATAATTAATATGTTAAAGGACACAATAAATAGTAAGAAGGTGAAATCGGTGCGTATTCCAGATAATCATGTGTTTAAAATGAGAAAAAGGTATTTTAATGAAGCTTAATTTTTGAAAAAAATCTAATTTTAATATAAAAATGGATTTTGTATTAAAACAAAATACATTAAATAATATCAAAATAACGCGTAATTTTTCTACTATGGAAGAAAGTAATAAAAAGCATAATAAACGAGTTAGTTATTCGCCTACGACAGAATTTCATTTAGAACGAAAAAAATCAACAACCACTTTTAATAAATATGGAGATATAGTAAGACCAATTATCATTAACAATAAATATTTTATTCGTCATGATCAACTGTATAATAAAATGGCAACATATGGAATATTTTAACATTTTACGAAATTATGGATTATGCGGATTTACTTTTCTTCTTCTTTCTTGATTTCATGGCTTTTAATCGTGATGTACGATATTTATCAACATTTTCTTTTAAAAAACTACGGGGTACATAATGTGGAATAACTGGAAACATTTCTGGATTCTCTTTTATAACTCTTGCGCTAAGTTGTTCTAATGATGGTATATTAGATGATGCATTCAATACGTATTCGTCAAAATTATCAACACAAGTTTCCAATATTTTCCTAGATACATTTAATTGGTCTAAACACATATTTATTTTTCCAAGTTCAAATTCGATAGTATTTGCTCTGTTTTTTATGGTATTTTGAAGATCTAATGGAAGAGATTCAAGATTATGAATTCCCATCGATCTTCCCACTTCTATTAAATACTTTAATTCTTCACAGAGATATTCGCTACTTGTTTTAATTGGTGGTAATAATAATAAAATTTCTTTTGCCATAATATATAAAATATTATATTTTCCAAGAATTTAAAAATAGGGCAATACTATTATACATGTTTCTTTCTGAAAAAAATCAACAAATTTTAACAGACCTTAACATCCAATTTGATCTGAAGGGAAAAAATATCCCTAAATTAATGAAAAAATATTATATAAATGCTAATAAATCATTATCTTTGTTAGAATTGAACAAACACTTTTTACTTACTTTACAAAACACGGAGCTTACTGAAAAAATTGTTGAAAACGCGGATAAAAACGCGGATAAAAACGCGGATAAAACCGAGGATAAAACCGAGGATAAAACCGAGGATAAAACCGAGGATAAAAACGAGGATAAAACCGACCAAACCCTTAATAACGATCTAATTTTCTTAGAAATTTCTCTCATAAAACAAGAAATGAACGAAATTAAAAAAATGTTGATACTTATAACACAATTATTTAACAATTTTTCCGTCGCGAAAAACGCCGACTTGGGTTAAAATTCCAATTCCATAGTCATCATAATCATAAACAACCCCGGTGTCTTCGTTAAGTGCGTAAAATTTTCCTTTGTTATCGCGCAACTCCATGGCTTGCCATGTTTTTGTTTCTACATTTAAATTTCGTGTTTTTTCAGAAGTGTCCTTTTTATAGGACGGTGTTGTAATAAATCCAGTAGAATTTGAAGCAGATGTCATACATTTTATATCTTCGCTATTTGCATGAATTGCACAATCCATCGCAGATTCTTTAATAATATGTGTCATTTGTCTAATCATTTCAGATTTTATCAAGTTTATTTCATAAAGGGCTCCATCACTTGTTAAATAAACACGAGGATCGCGTTTACTTGTATCATTTTTTCTCAATTCTACTGCAGTATCTCCTTGTATCTGTTCTTTTGTAAAAATCATGATATAAATAAAGACTTCAACCGTTCTCAATTCTGGAGGAAGTTGTTGATGGCTACATATACGTCGCGCGCGTCCAATAACTTGTTCTGAACGCGCTGGGTGCCAATACGGTTCCATTATGTGTACATATCGCGTGTTTTTAAGATTAATACCTTCTGACCCAGACGCAGTTATCATTAATACCTTTATTACTTCACCATACATGTTTGTTTCATACTCTTTTAATTTTTCAAAAATCAACGGCGGAAATCCTACTGTTCCCCAATCACCATTAAAGATTTTACGTATAATTTCTTTTTCTTCGGCAGATTCGGTGCCAGAATAAAACGCAAAGGATGGGACACCCAATGGTGATGTAATATCCCATTGTCCCTCTTTTTTTTCTATTTTAAATTGAACAAATCCGTTTACTTTAAGAACTTCGCCAAAAATACCGATTCCTTCTAATGGTCTAAATTGACTATATACTAAATGTAAACCGATATGATCTGGGTTTTTAATATTATGTAACATGTCTAGATATTTGGGACTAAGAACTCTTAATGATTCTTCGGAAAGAAACACCGTTGATTGTTTTACCAAGTTATTAAATGTTTTTAGTAAACTTTTTTCATACGATACTGAACCTTTAATATTCATTTCATCTTCTCCCTCTTTTACTTCGATGGAGGCATATTTTTCATCTTCATGAATTTCCTCGACAAGGTCGATCTTTGATTCGGCCTTTGGGCTTAATTTGGGTGACGCGGATAAATCTGGGGAAAAATGTTTTTCTTCTGCCGCGCCTTCTACCAGAACGACTTCATCGTCTGAAATTTTACTTTGTGCCTCACTTTGTGCATCAATTATACTTTTTAAATCCAATGGCGCTTTTTTAGACCCACCCACAAAGTCTCTCGGCATTGGGCGCCCAATTTCTTCTGGCATGACAAAATTACAAAATAAACGTGAAAACACTCTATAGGATGAAGCGGCTTCTTCGTCGGTTTGGCGAGCACGCGTTTTTCTCGCATTTCGTTCTGTCTGACGTTCATTAATACGCGCTTTTTCATAGACTTCAAATTGATAATCACTCATATAAATTTCGCGTATATGCAAATCTTGGTCATTATCATAGGTGGGCATTAATTCTTCTTGTGCACTTCTAAAATAGGAAGTTAACCCCACGATTCTTTTTTTTAAAAGATTCACGTTTTTTATATGTAAACCATTTATAAACATTTGTGAGAATTCTTCTAAACTGTCTGGAAGACATTTAAAGTATTCTATGTTGGAACGAACGATGCGTATTCCATTTGTCGTTAACATTTTAGTTATATCATTCAAAAAATTTCGATGATTATTATCAAATTCAACCCCCACATATTTACGTCCTTGAAATACATTTTCAAACCCAAGAGGGTTTTCTGTAACAGTTAATGTTTTTGTACTTGGAGAATAATCATAATAATCTACATCATTTGCAATCATTCTGTAAATGGTTTCTTTGTCTATTTTTTCTTTAAAATCTAAGACAAACTCCCATGTTTTAATATATCCTCGTAGAATATTAAATAATATTCCAATCTCATTCACATAGTTTACAACGGGTGTACCCGTTAATAATACTATCCTTGAATTATTACACGACATTAAAGCTTCGTACATGAGTACCGGAAGTGGCTTTTTTGTATTGGCTTTCCGTGTTTTTGACTTTATCGCATTCAATTTGTTTACTATTAAACTAATGAAATTATGTGCCTCGTCTATAACAATTACTTTATTGTCGAAAAAATTGCGTCCATCATTGTATTCCAACCATTTTTCCATACGCAATCCATTGTAATGTATGAAAAAATATTTTAGATTAATCATTTCATCAATTTGTTTGTTCAATGATTGTTTTTCATCATGAGACAAAGTTGAATAATTAGATGGTTTTGCTAAATCAACTACCCACCCTCCTTTATTTTTTCGAATAGTACTTTTAGAAATAGAAAGTATATGGTGTAATTCTAAAATAGTTTGTTCTGTTGTTGCTTCTCTCCATTCCCAGTTTTGATTCAGTTTATACATTATATCACCACATTCTTTTAACTGTGTCAAGTAATTGGCGTGAAGAGAAGCTGGCGACATGATGATTACTTGCTTTTGATTTTTCATTCCTTCTGCTATACTGATAGACGAACATGTTTTTCCAGACCCCAATCCATGATAAAGTAAGAGGCCTCGATAAGGAGTAAACAGATTTATGTAATCTCTTACAATCTGTTGATGAATCATAAGTTCTCTGTTTACATTATCTTTCAAATTGTCACACGTGATTTCGCCATTATCTTTTAATAATTTTTTATAAGGTAAAAATAATTTATTTATAAATTTAGTAAAATCTTCGCGGTTATTCATAACATACGCTGGTGATCTTATATTAATAACCTCTTTTGGCTCTTTTGTAGGCATTGGAACTTTTATTATTGGAATAGTCGGTTTTTTGTCTGGATATACCGACTTTGGTTGCGGATCATCCGAAATAATTTTTACTTTTTTTTTGTGTTTTTTTTTAATATTAATTACAAATTCATCTTTTTCTTCATCCTTTTCTTCATCCTTTTCTTCATCCTTTTCTTCATCTTTTGTTTCATCTTTTGTTTCATCTTTTGCTTCTTCGTCTTCTTTTACTTCATCCACAACTTTTGGTTCAACTTTTTCCTCTTTATTTTCTTTACTTTTAATTTTTGATAATTTTGCAGACTCTATCTCTTCGCGATACCTCGGAATTTCAACTACAACTTCTTTTCTTTTTTTTATATTCGGTTTTTCCCGTATTTTATCTAAAATCTTCAACATATAATATAGTGAAAAATAAATTGTTCACCTCTCACGAATAACTTTTTACATTTTTTCTTTTTCAATGAGTTTAACTATATAATAAGATATATAACCAAGGATTGAACCAATTAGTAAACCATAAACCAATTGTTTTACAGTATGGTTTCTAAATACATATCTTTCATAAATGAGAATAAAACCAATAAGCAATGACAATAAAGACCACGGAATAAATTGTCTGTTTACAAGATATCCATAAACAATGGAAAAAAATGATATTTGTGCATGTCCAGAAGGCATACCAGATGCCTTTTTCGTAAACTTGTCTGACTCCAAATATTTTTTTGGATGAAAAGGACGGGACCCCTTGAATATTTTTTTCAGATATTGATTAATTATTCTGTTTAAGGTAAAAAATAATAGATAAAAAACAAAAAATAATCGTTGGTTAAAAATTAACGCACACGTTATTAAAAAAATAATGTATTCGCCAAAATAGCCAAT